CCAGATCAAGGAATGGAACCCCCAGGCTTGCCGTCTTCGGCCCCAGGCCCGGCACTTGGTTCATGATCCTGCGGGCGACGTCCTGATAGCCCTCGCCCTCACTCGGGCTGAACATCTCGGGGTTGTCGCGTGCCAGCCGGGCAAGCTGGGGCTGGTTGCCGTAGTCGGCCGTGCCCTTCACGCCCATGCCACCGCGACTGGCCGCCCCCGTGCCCATCTCGTTGGCCCGGGCTTCCTGCGGTGTCATGGCCGCGATGCGGTTGATGTCCTCCGGCCCCCGGGCCCGCATACGCATGGCCAGGAATTCGTTCTGCGTCAGCGGCGCATTGGGCGACAGCAGCGAGAAGTTGAGGGCGTTGTAGCGGTCGGCAGCATCGGCCGCGCCTGGGCGTTCGTAGGTGCGCAGGAACTTGGCCATCAGCTTGTTGTGGATGTCCTGGGGCAGCGCGTTGGGGTCGAAGTTGTTGGCCTTCAACTCGAAGACGTCGGGCAGCGTGAACTTGCCCTCCAGGCCGCCAGGGACCATGATTTCCTTGCGGGTCGTCAGGTCACTTATCCCCAGGCTTTGAGATGGCGTGCGGGTCATGTCGACCCCGTGCCGCTGACCGAAGTCTGCCCACTCCTGATCACTCATCTCGCCAGCAGGCTTGGGCAGCACATGGGGCTCGCTGCGCAACTCGGCGCGGTTCAGCAGGGCCTTGTCGATCTGGTCTTGCGAGACGGTCGGCCCCTTGGCCTTCTTCTCGCTGACCATCGACTTGGCGATGTCACCCTCGCCAGCTTCCTTCAAGGCCGAGAGGCCCTCGGCCGATCGCGGCACCTCCATCGCAGCCTGGATGTCGGCCCGCAGGCCGCCCTTGGCCTTGGCGGCCGTCCTGGCGGCCGTCTCGGCCGCGCCGGCTGCGCGTCCTGCACCACGGCTCGGGGCCTCGACCAGCCCCGCTGTCAGGGCCGCCATCGCGGGATTGGCTTGGCTGTACTTGTCCCACCCTTCGGATGCCTGGGCCACGCCGGGCACGTTCTTGGTGGCCCAGTCGCCTGCGCCCTTCATCGTCGCGCCCAGGTCTTGCAACCGCTGCGCGCCGCGCTCGGTGACCGGCCCACCACCCCAACCCGAGATGTCCTCGACCGTCTTGGCACCGCTGCGGGCGGCCTCATCCCAGCCCTTGCCCCGCAGCAGGTCGGCCACGGTGCGGCTCGCGCCGCCCAGGCCGGCGATCGGCTGCAGGGCCGCGCCCTTCAGCAACTGGCCGGTCGCGTCAAGCTGGCCCAGGGCCTCGGTGCCGCCCTCGCGCAGCAGATCGGTCAGGGTGGACACGGCCGTGCTCCTAGACGTCGGAAGTCAGCGCACCGCCGGTCGGATGAGGCCATGCCTCGCCTGCAGCGACCTCGCCCAGGGCTGGCTGGCCACCGTGCTCGGCGATCCAGGCCGCCTTCTCGTCGGCGGTCGCGCCGCCGGTCGTGAACCGGGCCGGCATCTCGACGTCGGCGATCGGGACACCGACGTAGACGGGCGTGGCGGCTGCCTGCTTCTCCAATTCGGCCGCCAGGAACGCGGCATCCTGGCTTTCCAGGGCTTTCATGTCCTCGGGGGTGATGGTGGTATCGGCCTTGTGCTTGGTCATTTTCGTCTCCAGTGACTATTGCAGGGGTGCCTGTGGCACGGGGGATTGTTGCATCGGCACGACCGGGGGTGGCGGCTGCATCGGCATCCCGCCAGGGCCCTGGGGCCCTCCGGGTGCGCTCGGGTCGACCATCCCGGTCATCATGGCCGCCTCGGCCCCCTTGACGTGGGCGTTGACGGTCTTCTCCAGGGCCGTGGCCTTGGACTGCAGCGCGCTCGCGTTGTCCTTGTTGGTCTTGGCCTCGTCCGCCGGGCTCGGCGGCGCGGGCTGCGGTGGGGTTTGCGCCGCCTGGATGGCCTGATCCATGACCGTCTCGATTTCCTTGCCGACGCGGAAGCCACCCAGGCCCCACTTCATGACCTGCAGCAACATCGGGGCTGCGGTCGGCATGGTCTGGGTGATGTCGCGCACCTGACCCAGGAACGTGCCTGCAGCTTGCATGAACTGGGTGCGGCTGTCGCGTTCCTGGGCCCAGTCGACCATGGCCATGGACTCGGCCTCGACGCTGATGCGGTAGTTCTTGGTGTCGCCCTGGTCTTTCAGGAACGCCACGCCCTGCTGCGCCAGCGGCGCGTCCATCGACATCATGATGTTGGAGCGATCGAGCAGCGTCTGGGGCTGGAAGTGCTGGCAGAAGATCTGCGACCGGATGCGCTGGCCAGCAGCGACCCAAGCCCCGATCTGCTGCTGTTTAAACTGCAAGCGATTGCCCCCGAACTGGGCCTTCAACTGCTGCGCGCCCAGCGTCTCGTCGGGGTTGGTCATGCCCCGCATGATGTCGCCGATGCCCAGCACCTCGTACAGGTTGGCCTTGAGCACGTCGCGCTGGCTGGTCAGTTCGCCGATGACGGTGCTGATGACGTCGATCGGCACGAAGTCCATCTGGCCCTTGATGCCGCCCTTCTCGGCGAACGCGGCCCAGTTGTCGACGGGGATCATCTGGTTCTCCATGCCCTCGGTGAAGATCCGGGCGAGCCCCGTGCTGTTCTTGTCGTAGGCACCGACGACCTTGCAAGCCTTGGTCAGGTACTTGAGCCTTGTCGTCAACTCATCGACCTGGGCGTATTGGTCCTGCGCCAGGAGGTAGTCAGCCCGAGGCATGAACTTGCTGGTGGTCAAGTTGGCCATCAGCGGTGCCGGGCAGGGGTAGAACCCGCGCAGCTTGAGCGGATCTTCCTTGTAGTCGCAGATCACTTGGTAGCCCATGACGTGCCAATAGGCGCACTTCGTGGTCTTGTCCCATATCTCGAAGACCCCGGCTTTCTCCCAGGGGTCGTTCTGCGGGCCGATGCCGTCGCTCCGGTTCTTCTGCTTGCTGATCGGGATGTCCTTGCCGATCTTGTCGCCGAACCGCGCGCACAACTCCTCGCGGTTCATGTAGACGCGCCGCGCGACCCAGCGCACGTCCTGCCAGACCCGGGCTGGACTCCACCAGAAGTCTTCCCAGTACACGTAGTCGGCCGGCGCGTCCTCATGCGTGATGGCCTCGTACTCGAAGGGCTCGGCCAGGGTCGTGCCGGACTCCTGATCGATGACCGGGTCGGTTGCATGCTGCTGCGTCTCGACCTCGTACCTGTACCAGACCTGCCCCAGGCCGACGATGAGGTAGTCACCGACCGACTGGCGCGTCACCTCGGGATAGGTGGACTCGTCGTCCTCCTCGATGTCGTTGTTGAGCATGCGCTGCAGGATGTTGCCGGCCACGCGCGCGGTGTCGTCGTTGCTGTCCTTGTACGAATTGCTCACGTCCACATTCGGGGGCTTGGCATACAGGCTGGACTTGAGCACCTCGATGTTGGACCAGAACAGGTTCATGCGGGCGTCGGCGTCGGTGCCCAGCGCGCTGTCGCGTTCATCGAGATACCGGCGCACCAGCTTGCGCGCCTTGGTGTGGAAGGGCGTCAACTCCTTCTTGGCCGCCTGCAGTTCCTTCTCCCAGACCTCGGCCAGCTTGGCCGGGTCCTTGCCGGCCTCCTTCTTCTGGGTGTCGGGCAGCATGTCGTCGCTGCCCGGTTTCTGGGGCTTGCCGATGGGCTTGCCGGCCGGCTTGCCCGAGGGCGGCCCGCCCATGGGTGGCATGCCAGCCGGCGGGGGCATGCCGGTAGGTGGCGGGCCCTGTGGCGGCCCTTGTGGCGGCATGCCACCCATGGGCCCTGGTGGCATAGCCCCAGGCTGCATGGGCATTGCGTTACCAGGGACTGGCGGCTGCTGGCCGGGCGGAAGGGGCAGGGGCATCAGATTCTCCCGCTGGGGTTCGAGAACGGGTTGACCGTAGCGTGCAACTGGTCGAGCGTAAAGCTGCGGTTGATCGGCGGGATTATCAGCTTGGTGGGCTCGGCCGGCGGATCGAGCACCAGCAGCTTGGCCGCGCCCTCCATGAACGCATCGGCCGCGTGGCTCGACCAGTCGTGCTCGGGCTCGCTACGGAATGCCTTGGCCTCCTCGTCGTACTTGAACGAGTAGGCACGCATCGCCTGCAGGAAGGGCTCGCAGACCGGGGCCGAACTGATGCGCAGCTTGCGCAGCACCAGCCGGCCCGCGTTGATGCTGTCGGCCTTGTTGCGCTGCTCGTTTACACGCACGTCCACTCCAGGCCAGGGCTTGTTCGTCAGCAGCGTCTCGACCGAGGATCGCTTGCTGGCGAAGGACTTGGCCCTGGCGTCGTGCGGCAGGATCAGGACGTCGGCCGCCGGCTGCTTGGACAGCCGCTGGCTCCACTCCTCGGCGTCCATGCCGCTGCCGTCGTCGTAGTGGAATATCTCGAAGCCCCCGCGCATGCGCCGCCACCAGACCCAGGCTGCCTTGTCGCGGTAGCCGATGTCCGACGTCACCCACACCTCGCCCTCGCCGAACGAATCGAGCGCGCAGATGCGGCCCTCCTTCTCGGCTTGCTCGATGTAGCGGCCGAAGATGGCCCCGACATTGGCCGCGCTGAAGTCGCAGTCGTACTCCTGCCGGTACAACTCATCAGGCATCTGGGCCCGCTCATCGGCCAGCACCGACTCGCTGATGTGCTTGGTGTCCTTCACCCCGAGGTGCGAGTAGAACCAGCTTGGCGTGGCCTTGGCCAGCTTGATCAAGTCGTGGAACTGGTTGTAGCCCCGAGGCGTGGAGATGAACGCGGCCCAGCCACCGTTGCCGGCCAGGATCGGGCGGAAGATCGACCAAGCCCGGGGGTCGCTGAGGGCCGCCTCGCTCATCACGATGCCGAACGGATTGGCACCGACAAGGCTGTCGTAGTAGTCGCTGCCGACAAGCTGCCAGATGGCCCCGTTGCGCAGCGTGATCTTCATCTCGGTCTTGTTGGTGTCCTCGCGGATCGCCTTCGGCATCGCGTGGTCGATGATCTTCTGCCCGCTGTTGTCGAACCCGTCCCAGATCACCTTGCGGGCCTGCTTGTGGTTGGGCAGCATGTGGAAGTACATGCCTGGGCGTTTAAACATCTGCTTGACGGTCTGATGCACCATCGTCAAGTCCTTGCCGAACCGGCGCGGCCAGCAGGCCGCTGCACGCAGGCCACCAGCGTCGAAGTAGCGCATGAGGGCCGCCTGGGGCGGCCGAGGCGTGAACCCGTTGGGTATCTGAATCTCGGGCACTCAGTGCCTCCAGCGTGCCATGGGCAGGTCGATGCCGCCGAAGACCACGCCCAGCAGCACCAGCACGAAGATCAGGGCGATGATCAACCGCGCCACCATGCCGAACGGTGGCGGCAGCGGGACCAGCGCGGTGAACACGTACCACAGGATGCCGAAGACCAGCACCAGGATCAGCAGCGTGACGAGCATCTCGATCA